ATCCAGACGCAAAAGAATATGATCCGAAAAGTTGGAACGAAATATTCGAAACCAAATGGATGAGTATTGATGACATCGAAGAAACTTACGGACAAGATAAAGCAGATAGATTACGAGTCATTGCTGAAGTAGGATCTACTTTAGGTTCTGACTCAATCGAGTACGAAGAAGAAAGATACGGCGATACTTACAGTGGTGAGTATGCAAGTGATTATCCGAACAACCCAGAAGAAGCTCGGGCGGTAAGATCAATTAGAGTTGTAGAAAGACAACACTATAAATTAAAAGAATGTATGTTCTATGTTGATCCTGTTACCGGTGATCAAAGAGAAGTTCCTTACAATTGGAAAGAAAGAAAACGCAAAAAGTTTGCGGATGACTTTGGACTATATATAGTTACAAAGACAGTTAAGAAAGTTAAGTGGACAGTTACAGCAGATACCGTTGTCTTGTTCGATGATTGGTCGCCGTATGATTCATTTACTTTAGTACCTTACTTCCCATATTGGAGGAGAGGTAAACCATTTGGTATGGTAAGAAACTTACTTTCACCACAAGAACAACTAAACAAAATTTCATCTCAAGAACTACACATTGTAAACACAACTGCGAACAGTGGTTGGGTAGTTGAGTCAGGATCACTAAGTGGTATGACAGCGGATGACTTAGAAGAACACGGTGCGGAAACTGGGCTAGTACTCGAGTTTAATAGAGGATCTACTCCCCCTAGTAAGATTCCTCCGAACCAGATTCCCACCGGCCTAGATCGTATCAGCCAAAAAGCGGCTGCAAATATAAAAACGATTAGTGGTATTTCAGATGCCATGTTGGGGATGGATAGCCCAGAAGTTTCTGGTATAGCTATTCAAGCAAAACAAAATAGAGGCGTCTTGATGATTCAAGTGCCTTTAGATAATTTAAGAAAGACACGACATTATCTAGCAGAGAAAGTTTTAAATTTAGTACAAAGATACTATACAGAAGAGAGGGTTGTACAAATCACTGATGAGAATGACCCGAGAAAACCAAAAACTGCTATTCGAGTAAATCAGATGACACCCGAAGGGAACATTATTAATGATTTAACTTTAGGGGAATATGAAGTTGTTATTGGAACTGCACCTTCTAGAGATAACTTTGAGGAAACTCAATTTGCACAAGCAATTGAACTTCGAAAAGTTGGAGTTCCAATACCAGACGATTTAATTATTGAATACTCACATCTTGCTAAGAAAGCTGAGATTGCAGAAAGAATTAGAATGATGCAGGGTCTAGCCCCGCCAACTGAAGCTGAGTTACAATTACAACAGTTCCAGGCTGAGGCTGCAATAACACAAACACAACTTGAGATAGCTAAACTTGAAGCTGAAGTACAAAACTTACAAGCTGCTACACAATTAAGTATGGCTAAAGCTCAAGGCGAAGCTACTGAACCACAAATGAAAGTGGCTGAGCTACAAAGCAAACTTCAGATGAAGAGAGAAGAACTTGACTTACGTGAAAGGTTATCAGGTATGACTAATGATGTAAGACGAGAACAAAGTGAAACCACTGCAGCGGCAAAAATTGCTACTGCTGCCATGAAACCAGACCAAGGAGGTAGATAATATGGCTAAGAAAGAAGAAAATAATGATATCGTAATGGAGGCAATGCCGGGTGGTGAGCCGCTCAAGGAAGAGGATACTAAATTTGAAGTAGATCTTAACTTTGAAACCGTAGAGGAAGAACCAAAAGAGGAGGAGCCTGAAAATGAAGAAGTCACGGAAGAGACTGACGCCCCTACAACAGAAGAGGTTGTTGAAGAAGAGGCTGACGCAGAAGAAGAAACAGAAACAACTCCAGAGCCAGAAAATTCTAGCGAAGAGGGAGTGGATGAAAACAGCGAAGGAGATGCACAACCAGATCTTCAGCCAGTTGAAAACAGCGATCAAGTCGTTGCCGAAGAAGTAGAACAACCAAAACCACCAATGGTGCCTAAGTCTAGGCTTGATGAAGTGCTTGCAAAACAAAAAGCACTACAAAAACAGCTAGATGAGGCAAAAGCTGTACAACAACAGGCAGCAGAAAATGCTCCTGAGTACGATTTTGCTACAAAAGAAGCAGAATATCAGCAGTTAGTCCTTGATGGTGAGGCAGAAAAGGCTGTAGAACTTCGAAATGAGATAAGAAATGCTGAAAAAGAGCAATTTATGTTCGAAGTACAAGCAAAAATGGGCCAAACTGTGCAACAAAGTCAAGAAATGACTGCTTTAGAAGCAAAAGCAGCTGAAATAGAGGCTAGTTTTTCTGTATTAAACGAAAATAGCGCTGATTTTGACGTTAATTTACAAAACGAAGTTGTAGAACTGCGAAATGCATTTATGGCACAAGGTTATACACCTGCAGATTCTCTTACAAAAGCAACTGAGTACACATTAGCGGCAAAAAGGCCTGATTTGTTAAATCCAAAACAAGAACAAACAGCGCCGAAAGCGGATGAGAAGGTTGTAGAGAAGAAAAAGGTAGCAAACATTAACAAAAAGTTACAAGCTGCTGATTCTCAACCCCCTGCTATGAAGGGTGATGGTGCTAAAGAAAGCAAAGTCGTTAACATAAACACGTTATCTGATGATGAGTTTGGTGCACTACCAGAAGAAACTTTAAGAAGATTACGTGGTGACTTTGATTAAAGAGTAGTATACTAACAAGAATTCGTAAGTTGGAACGAAATCCAACACTGGTCGTTCAGTATAAAAATCGTTTTTTCGTCTACAGTGACGTTAACTGTTCGAGGTCGTGCTCGTAAAACTAACGGTATCGTGCCCCAACGATAAAGGGT